CAAGGACTGGGTTAACAGATCGTGGCTTAAGGCTGCCTATCAACCAGACTCGCAGCAAAGATCGCGAGATCTAGCTTTAGAGTCCTCGGCTACTAGGGAGAGCGCTACACTTGATCTCAAAGATGCAAGTGATAGAATCCCCCGTAGTCTTATTGCATATATGTTCCATCGCAAAGATTATCTAGCGATGGCATGCACCCGTCCGAGCTTTATTGTCTTACCTAACGGTGAGGTCCTTAAGGCATCGATGGCGTCTCCAATGGGAGACGGTAAGACGTTTGCAGTCTTATCGATTCTCTCCATTATCCTGACGGTCTCGGCCATGCTATACTATGATGGCTTCCAACCTACGGATTCATGCAGTGAAGCACTGCTGCTGGAGTATGCTAAGAAGATCGCTGTGTTCGGGGACGATATTATAGTTCCCTCACAGTACTTCGAAGTTGTATGTAACGCCCTTGAGATGCACAACCTCAAGGTCAATAAGTCGAAATCCTTCGTTAAAGGGCATTTCAGAGAATCATGTGGCATGGATGCTTTTAACGGCATCCGAGTCACACCTCTGAAGTTGAAGGAACAGTATATCGACAGTGAAAGTCTTCCTTCTTGGATTGACCTACACAATCGTATGCTAGACCAGAGACCCGACCTGATACGAACGATTGGCACGATGCGCTCCCTTATTGAGAGCTACTTCCCTGACGTTGGGATCACTACGAACTCGAAAGAGAATCCGATGTGCCTGATGGTCAGTAGAGATGAGATTAAGAGTTACTTCGTAACTCTCGTCAATAAAGCCACAGCCGAGTCGAAAGACTTTGCTGATGGTATATCCCCGATGCCGGCTGTCCAGGTAGCCGTAAGGCGCCCTGGCACTCGACGTCAAAGGATTATCCGCTGGAATGCGGATCTCATGAAGTATGAACAGCGTTGCCTCGTTGGAGTGGATACAGAAGTGTATCCTTCTTCGTTGGATCCCAGGTGGGATCTCAACTATGCATTGTTACCGAAAGGTTCTAGATTGCTTGAACCTTGCGAGGGTGCACCTAGTCGGATTCCGATCCGACCTATCCGTAAAAAGATAGGGTCCCCTATGCGAGCTAAGGCAGAACAGAACGACTGCGCGGCTAAAGACAGGAAATTAATAACCCTGTTGGATAACTTCGAAACGGTTTTCACCAGATCGAAGCGCCGTAAGGCTAAAAACCCGTACAAAGCACAGACGAACGAATACGGGCAAGGATTTCTATCCCTTGCCTGGCGTGA